TTGCACATACAGGAGCAGTAAGAACTACAAAACAACAAGTATCATCTGGAATAGCTTTGCAAACAGAGTTTGAATTACTTAATGCAAGACTATCAGAAAAAGCAGACAATTTAGAAATAGCAGAAGAACAATTATTTAGATGTTATGCTATGTTCCAAAATACAACATTTGATGGTGAAATAAATTACCCAGATAGTTTTAATATTAGAGATTATGCTTCTGATTTGATTTACTTCCAACAAGCAAAAGCTATGTCTATTGGTTCACCTACATTTAACAAAGAAGTAGATAAAGAGATTGCAAGAGCAGTTGTAGATGATGATGAAAAACTAAATGAAATATTTGACGAGATAGATTCACAAGCAGAAGTTGGTCAATTTACACAAGATGAAGTACAAGAAGAAACAGTAGAAGAAGAAGCAGTATAGATGAATGTCAGATATAGTAAAAGACCTAACAGAATACAGAATTAGAGGTATTGAAAAAGCTGAGATTGAATTTTACGAAGCACTTACAAGAACATTAGATAGAATAGAAGATCAAGTTATCTCATTAGCAAGTAAAGAACTACCTACACAAGCTGGACAACTTATGCAGTTGCAAAGTGCTGTAGCTTTACGACCAAAAATAAAATCAATATTAGATAAGGAATATCTACCTTTCGCAGACAGAGTTGTAAGAAAAGGATTTGGAGAACAAGCAAAAAGAGTTGAAAGACAATTTAAAACTCTTGGTATTATTCCACCAGAATTTCAAGAACTTACTAAATCAGATTTATCTCTTATTAAAAATTTAAAACAACAATATTTCACACAATTTAAAGATGTTTCAAATAACTTTACAAGAATATTATCAGATAAAGTTTATCAAAATACATTAGTTGGTAATTCGTTTGTAGAACTTGAAGAAGAATTAAGACAATCCATAAATGGTATATATTCAACTTCAAATGACCCAGCAGTAAATAGATTAGTAAATTATGTAAAAAGAAATCAAGATAATCCATTATTGAAAGCAAGAGTAGATTCAGCAATAAAATTATTACAAAGCAAATATGCAAGAACAAGAACAGGAGAGAACATGAGAAGATATGCTGGTCAGATACTTAATGATTCTCTTAGAGATTTTGATGCCGCACTAAATTTAAATAAAGCTAAAGATGCTGGATTAAAGTTTGTAAAATATTATGGTGATGTAATAGGAACGACCAGAGATTTATGTAGAAGAATGATAAATGGAGATTTGAATAAAAGAAAAAATGGAGTTTTTTCAATAGACGAAATAAAACAAATCTGGAGAAGCAGAACATGGTCAGGTAAAAAATCTGGTAATCCATTAACAGTTAGAGGTGGATATAATTGCAGACATCAATTTAGTTATGTAAATCCTGATTGGTATGAGGAAGATGGCGAAGAATCTGAGATACTAAAACCAATAAAAAAACCAACAATATCGAAAACTGTTTTAGCTACTTCATTAGCTAGACAAATAAAAATAAAAGATATGAAGATTGAAAAAACATCTATTAACCAAACAAATCTACAAAGAACAATATCTGAAAGTGCGAAAGATAAAAGATATTTAACTTATACACGATTTGGACAAACACTTCCTTTATCAAGGTATAATACAAGCGGAGTAGGAACAGTAAATTTAAGAGGAATGTCTGATAAAGCAAGTTCAATGATAGCAACAGTTGTAAAAGAGTTAAACGAGTTAGCAGATAAATATAATGTTCCAAGAATTAGAGAGATAACTGCATCAAGAAGAATGAGAGCAATAGCTTCAATGGGTGATGGAATGATGAATGTAAATCCAAAATATTTTGAAAATGTTTTAAATGCTAAAGTTGCTACAAATATGATTAAAGAAGATAATTTATCAAACTTTAAATTAGGAACTGATGTTTCAAAAGAAATAGTAAAATATCCAAGAAGATTAACATTAGAGGAATATAGAAGAATAAAAGCGACACATCTTAGACCACATAATGCTTTTAACTATTTTACAGATGAATTGGATAAAGTAAGAAATATCTTGTACCACGAATTTGGACATCAAATACATCAAATGAGATTTATCGAAAAAGCAGATGTAATTAAAGAGTATCTTGAATCACAATACACTTTTGTGTCACCTATAGAAAAAAAATTGGCTTCTATTAGAATAAAAGGTACAAGTTCAACAAGATATTCAGAAACAAACACAAAAGAATGGTTTGCAGAGAATTTTTCTTTATATGCTATGGACAAAAAGGATTTAGTTGACCCTAATTTTATTAAATTTTTTGAAAGTGAGGTAATGTAATGACAACACAATTATTAGCAGAAGCACAAGAAATAGTTGATAAAAAAGATTTATCTGTTGATGACTACAATAGATTTTTAGAAATAGGTAATCTTATTGAAGATAATGAACTATTGTTTTTTTATGATAATTTAGATGAAGCATTTTCATTAAGACTACCTGAGATAGCAGAAAAAGTGGGAAGTTATTCGTTTGTTCAAGAGCAATTTTGACAATTTGATTTTTTGTTGATAAATCAACAGTATTAACAATAGGAGAAAATATGTCAGAAGACAAACAGGTTAATCAACCGCAAAATGATGTTCAGGAAGCTGAAGTTAAACAAACTCAAACTGACGAAAAACCAACAGCAAGTTTCAATCAAGAAGATGTTGATAGAATAGTCAAACAAAGACTAGAAGCTGAAAAAGCAAAACATCAAAGAATGTTAGATGAAACTAAGAAAAAAGAAGAAGAAATCTTAAAAGAAAAGCAAATACAAGAAGCAAAAACAAAAGCTGATCTTGAAAATCTTATGAAAGCTAGAATAGCTGAAAAAGACAAAGAGTTAGCTGATTGGAAAAGCAAAGTAAAAACAATCAATGTAGATAATAGTATTTTATCATTGGCTTCAAAAAACAATGCTATTGCACCAGATCAAGTAGTTTCTTTGTTGAAAAACGAAGTAAATTATAATGATGATGGAAGAATAGAAATACTTGATAATAATAAAAACATAAGATACAACCCAAAGGGTGAACTACTTACTATTGAAGATCGAGTAAAAGAGTTTTTAGATGCTAACCCACATTTCCGAAAAGGGTCTTTGTCTGGAACAGGTAGCCAGAGTAGTGTCGAGGGTAAAACTGTAAAACCATTTAACATTCAGGACTTAGACATGAGCAAGGCGGAAGATCGTCAAAAGTATGCAGAGTATCGCAAACAAAGAGATTCCAGACCTACTCAAATAAATTTAACAAACAAATAAATAGAGGAAAAACAAAATGGCAAACGAAAGCACAAGTTCTACACTCTCGGAATTATACACAGAGATTGTAGCAGAGGCATTATTCGTAGCTAGTGAGCAATCAATTATGCGACCGCTAGTACGAAACTATGCAGTAACAGGTGGCGGAAAGTCAGTTGAAGTTCCAATTTACTCTGCTGTATCTGCGGCGGCTGTATCGGAAGCATCTGATTTATCTAACACAGCAATCAATCCAACTTCAGTAACAATCACTTGTTCTGAAAATGGAATAATGACAACTTTAACTGATCTAGGAAGAAATGCGGCTCCAAGAAATGTAGCGGCTGATATTGGTAGATTATTTGGAGAAGCGATTGCAAAAAAAATAGACACAGACTTAACAGCTTTATTCGGTGGTTTCTCAACAACTGTCGGTTCAGCTTCTACAGCTATGTCTGCGGCATTGATATTCCAAGCAGTAGCTAAATTAAGAGCGGCTGGTGTTTCAGGAGATGGTCTTAATGCTGTAATCCACCCACAAGTAGCATTTGATTTAAAATCAGGTCTTACAAATACATTTGCTAACCCTAATCCTGGTGTTGGTAATGAGATTCTAAGATCAAGCTTAGTAGGTCAAATCGCTGGTGTAAATATATTTGAAACTTCAAATATGGCGGACTCATCAGGTAATAATCCAGGTACTACAGGAGATTACAAAGGTGCAGTATTTAATCAAGATGCTTTAGGACTAGCTATGATGCAAGACTTAAAAATCGAAACTCAAAGAGATGCTTCTCTAAGAGCAGACGAGATTGTTGCAACAGCAGTTTATGGTGTCGGTGAATTAAATGATGCTAATGGTGTTGAAGTCGAGTCAGACTCATCAATCCAATAATAGGATAACTATAAGGGCGAGAAATCGCCCTTATATTAACTAGGAGAAAAATTATGGAAGAAATGATTAAACTTACAAATGGAAAGAAAACTATAATTAGATCAAAAATTCAATACGAAGCAAATGTAGCACACTTTAAAATGAGAGGATTTACTCCTTTAGACGAAGTAAAAAAAGAAATTAAAAAGGCGACTTTAAAAGATATTGCTGATAAAGTTGTGCAACTCAAACCAAAGAAAAAAAAAGCGAGGAAGAAAAAATGAAAAACTATAAAAAATATTGGAAAATTGTAAAAGATAATCCAAAAGTTGCTATGGGTGTTATCATAGTTCTTGCGATAATTATTTCATGGGTATCGTAATATGGCAAACTTTACAGGTGCAAATGTAATAACAGCTAGTGATGTAACTAAATATCAACCAGATGTTTTTGATTTTGGTATTGCATCAGGCTCTACAGAAGCAACAAATTATTTTGCACAAACTACAAATGATATTTTAAGACAGCTTAGAATAGAATGGTTTCCAACTTACAAAACAAATGTCTATACAGATATTACAGTTTTAAATACTGTAGAGATGGAAAACACAAAAGTAAATTTAGATCAGTTTGAGAGGGCTGGTGTATATTTATTTCTTGGTAGATTTCTTTTACCAGCATTAACAAAATTTAGACCTGAAGCTGACAAAGATAGATTTGAAAGAATGGGTGAATATTATATGTCAGAATATAACAAAGAGTTCAGAGCAATACTTGAAGATGGTGTTGAATATGACTCTACAGCAGATGGCTCTATAGTTTCAAATGAAAGAGAACCTTTACATGGTTTAAGAAGATTGAATAGATAATGGCTGTCAATCTAAATATCAAAACAAACTCTAAAGAAATTTCTGCAAAATTTAAAAAGTTTGGTTCTGTATTACCAAGAATAATTGATAAAGGTGTAAAACAAGCTGGTTTTCAATTAGTTGATAGAATTAGAAGCCAAACACAAAAAGGTATTGATTTTAAAGATAGAAGATTTGCACCATATTCAGAGGGCTATATTAAAAGATTGCAGAGTGAAGATAGACCAACAGCAGTAGATTTAATTTATGATAATAGAATGTTGGGTGCTTTAACTCCATCAATGGTTAAGAAAACAGGAAAGCATAAAGTAACATTAGCTTTTACAAGAAAAGAGGAAATTGATAAGGCTTTTTTTAATCAAGTAACCAATGAACCACAAAGAGAATTTTTTGGCTTTAATACTAAAACAGAAAAGATTATAAACAAAGCCTTTAATAAATTTGTCGAAAAAGAATTACGAAACTTTAAATTATGAGTACAAGAGAAAATATTGCATCAAATATATTATCTACCATTTCTGGTATATCTAGCCCAAGTATAAAAAAAGCTACAAGGCAACCATTTCAATTAGATGAATTATCTGACAAACAATATCCAGCAGTTATAGTTCAAACATCAGAAGAAACTAGAGAAGATCAAGAAATAGGTTCAGGTGCAAAAACAAGGATTGGTACGATAGACTTTTTAGTTCTTGGATTTGTAAAAGGTGCAGAAGTTAATATTGATACAAAAAGGAATCAGTTAATAACAGCTATTGAAACAGAACTAGAATCTGATATTACTCGATCAGGTAATGCACTTGATACAGAAGTTATTCAGGTTGAAACTGACGAGGGAACATTATTTCCGATAGGTGGTATTAGAATGACGATTAGGTGTATTTACGAATTTGAAGCTGGTACACCATAGGAGATAATATGAACAAAGATAAAATAATAGACAAGATAGAAAAGAAAATAGATAGCATTGAAAAGTTACATGACAAGGAATCATTGATGTGTGAAGAAGTCAAAGATTTACTTGCAGAACTTAGAGATGAAGAAGATGACTCATTTGAAGATGATGAAGAATTTGAAGATGACGAACAAGAAGAAATTGACGAAGAAGAAGAAAACTAATATAACAATTTAATCAAAGGAGAATAAAAAATGGCAGTACATCATGGTAAAGAGGGTGAAGTAACAGTAGGTGGTTCAGCAGTTGGTGAACTTGTTTCATTCACTTTAGAAACTACAGGAGATGTTGTTGAAAGTACAAAAATGGCTGATGCCGCTAAAACTTTTGTTGCTGGTAGAACATCATTCTCTGGTACTTTAGAAATGCACTTTGACGAAGCAGATAGTGTTCAAACACAATTAACTGCTGGTGAAAGTATAACTTTTAAATTATTACCAGAGGGGAGTCAAACAGGTGACAGAAAATTTGAGGGTGCAAGTGTTATTACAGGAATGTCAGTATCACAACCTTTAGATGGAATAGTTGCTAGATCAGTTACTTTTCAAGGAACAGGTGCTTTAACAATCGGAACTGAATAATAATTTATGTCAATAATAGACAGAGCCAAATCTCATTTCGAGAGCATAGGTGTCCAATCTATTGAAGTTCCAGAATGGAAAGATGAAGATGGCAAAGCAAGTGTTATCTTTTGGAATCCTATAAATCTATACGAAAAGAATAAACTATTTAAAAAATCTGATAATCTATCTGATGTAAGTATCTTAGCTGATATAGTAGTTATGAAAGCTTTAGATAAAGATGGAAAAAAGATTTTTAAATTAGACGATAAAATGGATTTGATGACTAAAGTAGATTCAGATGTATTGTCTAGGATAGCTACCGCTATGGTTCAGGTTATCTCTCCTGAAGAAGTAAAAAAAAACTAAAATTTAATCCTGAATTAAAAAATTTACTTATAGTCGCTGATAGGTTAAAAATAACTTTATCTGAACTTCTAAAAATGGAAGTTTGGGAATATAATCATTGGCTTGGATATATGTTAGATGAAGTAGAACAACATCAATCTTTAGCTAATAAAAATAAAACATAATGGCTCAAAATCTTAAAATAAATATACTTGCAAAAGACAAAACTAAACAAGCTTTCAATGGAATTAGAGGAAGATTACAAAAACTTAAAGATTCTGTAATTTCAGTTAAAGGTGCATTAGTTGGTGTTGGTGCTGGTATAGTTATAAAACAGTTTGTTGATGTTGGAAGAACTGTTGAAGATTTACAAGTAAGATTAAAACAATTATTTGGAAGCACACAAGAGGGTGCAAAAGCTTTTGATGTAATGGCAAATTTTGCCGCAAAAGTTCCTTTTTCATTAGAACAAATACAAGCGGCATCTGGTAATTTAGCTGTTGTTGCTGGTGATGCAGATAGATTATCAAAAATTTTAGAGATAACAGGTAATGTTGCGGCTGTCACAGGATTAGACTTTCAAACGACAGGTGAACAAATACAAAGATCATTTAGTGCTGGTATAGCTTCAGCAGATATATTTAGAGAACGAGGAGTTAGAGATATGTTAGGTTTCTCTGCTGGTGCAACTGTATCGGCTGAAGAAACTATTGCGGCATTTGAAAAAGTATTTGGTAAAGGTGGAAAGTTTGGAAATGCAACTGATGAATTAGCTAATACATTTACAGGTACTTTATCAATGTTATCTGATAGTGTATTTAAGTTTCAAAAAAGAGTAGCAGATGCAGATTTCTTTGATGCAATAAAAAAAGAATTTAAAGATTTAGATGATTTTATTAAAGAAAATGAAGCAACATTTAATGATATTGCAGATGCTATTGGTGCAACATTAACAGGTGCAATAAAATTATTATCTGGTGCGATTAAAGCTGTAGCGGTAGCTGTAGATGCTGTGACAACTGCTTATGATTTTTTAATAAAAACAGTAAATAAACTTCCTTTTGTTTCAATACAACATATATCAAAAGCACAAAGACAATTACTAAGAGAGATTGCAGAACATGAAGATGCAATAGTAAGAATAGCAAATGCAAGGTCTGTAGATGCTAAAATTGTAAAAGAAACATCTCTTGTTCAAAAAGATGCAACTAAAGAAATTAAAAAACAAAAACAAGAAATTAAAAACATTCACGAAGCACATTTAAAACATAAAAAAAATGTTGAAGCAGAGAATTCTTTAAGGATAGATATTTTAGATAAAATACAAAAACAAAATGAGGAATTTAATATATCAAATACAATTTTTGATAGTATTAACAATGGTGTATCTGCTTTTTCCAAAGGAATAGCAGAGTCACTTGTATTAGGTAAAAGTTTGAATATGACTTTTAAAGAATTTGCACAATCATTAATGGTAGAAATTATTGCAAAAACT